ATACACCATTTCCATATAATACATTGCTCGCATTACCGTCTTTATTAATTAATGATACGTTACCTAATCCAGATACGTTAGCAGCGGCTACACTATTAGCAACTGTTGCGAATGCTACTGGACCAGATACATTGCTTCCTGATACACTATTTGCTGAATCAGCAACAGTGGCATGACTTGCTAAAGCGACTGTACCAGAGACATTACTTCCTGACACACTATAAGCAGTACCTGAATAAACAGCATAGTTTGCATTAGCTACTGTGCCAACAACGTTTGCACCACTGATATGTGTCAATTGACTACCATTACCACTGAAGTTACCTGCAATTACATTACCTGCAGTAACATTACCAGTCGTTGTAACATTACTTGATCCTGATACTAACGGTAATGGATCACCGTTAGCTAGATAATAGTTGTTGGTATATATATTAGAAGCACTTAAATTACCTGCAAAATTAGCTGAGTTAAATCCAATGATATTTGCAGAATCAGATCCAACATAAGACAAATTGCCGGGTAAAGATAAGTTACCGTCAGCACCAAAGACCATCCATGTAGATGTTCCTTCTCTGTTTGCAGTAAGTGTTAGACTGCTAGACGCACTTAAGCCGGGCGAACCTGTAGGAGTTGCATCACCTACAACAATGTTACCATGTGTTGCGCCAAGATTAATACTACCTTGAGTACTTAAGTTACCACTACCGTCAAAAATCCAATTTTTAACTCCATTGGTTCTAAATGTAATAGTAGAAGCTGATGTAAAGAAACCAGTACCATGACTTGTTCTTAAATCAATATTAGGTGTTGTTTGGTCAAGGTTGAAGTTAGTCGCACTACCACTATCTTTTACACCAAACGACCCATCATTGTTAAGTACAAACGTTTGAGTAGTGTTTGTTAAATTAGATGTAATTATATCTGTTAGTTGACTACCATTACCAATAATGTAGTTTCCTGTAATGTTTCCATTTACATTAAGTGAGTTGACATTATTAACATGTTGATTTCTAAAATCTGCGTTGGCTCCATCGAATTGTAACGACAATATATTTTGAGCATATATACCAACTGAGCCACCGGTCACTTCGATACCACTCACATTATTAACCAACATGTTCATTGTATCAGTTGAATTGATAACAAGACCCGTATTACCTTGAATTGAACTAGTAACTAATGTACTTGATAACAATACATTGTTTGCAGAAATATTACCAGTGTACGTTGGTAAATAACTTGCTACGTTGCTATTACTATAAGAACTACCCTGAATATTACCCGTAGTTAATACACTACCGTCTTCAAATGTAATTGAGTTTGCATTTAAATCAGGATTAGGTGCAATTTGTGGGTTCATATCTACCCACTGTCCACTATACTTTATAAAAGCACGACCTTCAACACTGTTAAACCAAACACGCCCATCGCCTAAGCCAGGATCACTCTCACTGATAACTGCATCAACACCTGGATATGCTGTATATTGTGTAGTACCGTCATGGAACTTGATTCTGCTTCCATTATTAGTTAGTGCAAGACCATTACCTGCAACGACCCAACCACTACTTGCCGAGTCTAAATTATCTAATGTATCAAATGCCCCTCCCGCAAAAATACTACCATCTACGTTAATAGACATTACATTTGAACCATTGGTGCTAAATGTCATTAATGCGTTATTGGAACCATCATTGTTTACAAATCCACCTATTACATTTGCATTAGGGATACTTCCACCCCAAACACCACTATTACCTGCACTATCTAATGAGATAGTTGATCCAGTTAATGTTACATTAGTTTGTTCTAAATCAATATCGGTTGACCAAGCAACGGTACCATTACCATATGTTTTTAGATATTGTCCGTTTGTTCCACCTGCTAATTGTAGTTGGCTAACATCTAATGATAGTGTGCCGCCACCATTGATTGATAAACTATTTGTTATTGATAAATTGTTTATCTGAGAATTATTGGCAGTTGAGTTACCACTATAACTTGCTAAGTATGATGCAACGTTTGCGTTGCCATAATTTAGAATAGTCTGTACGTTACCCCATGACAAGTTTCCAGTGCCATCGGTTGTCAATACAGAATCAGCAACACCACCTGTCAAATGAAAGTTAAATGGGTTAGTATAGATTTTACCCTTTAAGTATCCACCTAAGTTTAAGTTACCACGTAGATATACTGACTTGGTGTTTGGATCAAATACAAAACCATTATCACCCTTGAACTGTCCACCATAAGCATATTGTATTTGATTATTATTCCCACCCGGATTATTGATAATTTCTGTTGTTCTATCTAGGTATGTTGTGTCAATACGATTGCTAACTAGCTCGGTAGGAGGATTAACGTGATGAACTACACCACTCAATTCTGGGGCTGCTGATGCATCAACTGCTGGCGGATTCTTATTATATATTGCCATTCTTTATTTCCTTAACAACGGGGGAATACCCGCTCTACTAACCTTAAACCCAAACGCTTTTGCATTTTTCTTAATCGCATTAGGTCCTACATCTACACTTAACGCACGACTAAAACGAGGATCATTCTTTTCTTTTTCGCTTGGTATATATCCTGAACATTCATACATATCTTCAGGGATACTTAATTCTTTGCTGTGTAGTTCATCAACCTTTTTATACAACTTGTCAATCACTTTGTTTGTACGTAGTGCTTTATATGCTAAGTTTTCTGGGCTGAACTCACCGGCTTTATCTAATCCAGCTTGACGATATTTTTTAATGGTTCTTAACACGTTTTCAATTTTGTGAACGTTGTTAGACTTGTAAGCAAACTCTGCTAATTTATAAAGTTTTCTATATTTTAATTGTGTAGCTGCTTGGTCAAAATGCGCCCTGCGTTTACGTGGCAATTTGATCCATTTGTCGTTTAATACACTATATTCACCCAAACTAATTACGGGCTGATTTGTATCTTGTACATACAATTCAACTTCAAATCCATTGATTTTAATGTCATGTTGGTCATTATATATGACTTTTTTAGCGTCAAATAACTCACGGTAAATGTCGTCATCACTGAACTTGTTCATATCTACAAGAATATGTAGGTCAATGTCTGAATGCTTTGTATAGCTATATGCTGCTGAACTACCGCTGATAGTAATATCGTCAATGTCTAGGTTATCAATACCCAAATGTGACAGAAAATCGTCTGCAATAGTTAATAATTGTTCACGAACCTGTGGCTTCATATGTTCCCCGTTGAAGATTGCAGGGTTAAGTTCGTCATGGAAATGTACAGCATCCCCAAGTTTAAATTCGTCAAATTCTTTTAGGTTCATCTTTGGTTTACGGGTTGTATAGAGTATTTATGAAAAAAGGCTACCATATAGATAGCCTTGTAGTGGGGAGTTGTAAGATTTTACTTCTTACGTGTTGCTGCTTTCTTTACAGGAGCTTTGTTTTGTGTAGCCACAGGGGTAGCAACTGCTGGTGCTTGTTGCTGTTGTGCTACTTGTTGCTGTTGTTGAACATACATAGGACCAATTGTATCCATCAAATAGTTCTGATTTTCCATGCAGAATACATATGAACCACTATGACGCAATAATACACGTTTGTCAACCCAAACTTTACCACCAATATCACGCCAGTTTTCACAGAATGTCCAGTCTTCACTGTAGTAACGACCTTGACGAACTGCTGTGTCAAAGTATGTTTTCAAGTGTTGGTCATATTTTGGATCTAAACCGATATCATTTTTGTATGGTTTAACAGCTGGGTGACTGTTCATTTTCTCAAATACATGACGTTTCATCAACAAGAAACCTGTACCTGCTTTACTTACTTCTTGTAAGCCATCTGTACCTTCTTCTGCACCTTCAAATCCATTAACAACCCATTTGATTGGCATTGTTTTCATTGGGTACAATCCACCGATAACATCAACATCACGGTTCAATAGAACTAACAAATGCCATGGTTCCCAACCAATATCTGCATCAACAAAGAACAAGTGTGTTGCACCTTCTTGTTCTAAGAACTTTGCTGTTAGTGTGTTACGAGCACGACTGATAAGTGACTCATTGACCATTGTTTCTAATGTCCAATCAATACCCAATTGACGAGCAGTATTTGCCCACTTGATGAATGACATGAATGTAGATTCAGTCAACATACCACCATAACATGGCATAGCAATATGTACTTTAGTTGTGCGTAGAAAATCTACGTTAACTTGAACTTGACCATCTGCGGGTTTTTGTTCTTGTTGTGCTTGTTCAGCAATTTCTTGTACCTTTTCGACTGGTACTGTTTTTGCTTCTGCTTTAGCTTTTGCAGGAGCTTTAGTTGTCTTAACTGCTGGTGTAGCAGTTGTAGTTGTTTTCTTTGTTGCCATAAGGTCCTCTTTAAAGATAAAGATATTTACACAATAAAGAGGGGGTCAAATTATTTTTCGTCTAAATAATCTTCAGACAATGCACCGCTTGCAGCCAAGGTGCCGCCGACGCCAATTGTTCCAGCAATCAATCCAGCTTGTACACTGTCTTTTACACTAAACCCATTGACAATGTAACCCAAGAAATTACCCAATGTAGGCAATAATGCTTCTATTAGTAATGTTGCTTGTGTTGGACTAAGTCCCATATTATGACTAAATTGCATTGATACTCTAGCAATAATAGAGAAGGTAAATCCAAATATTGCTGCCATTGTTTTTGGATTACTTCTATTGAACTTAACAACTTTACTCAAAAAGGATTTCGTAACATGTGTAAGTTTTGGATCATTGATTTTTTCTAATTTAGCATCAATTGCTTTTTCAATAACTGATGGGTCATGCCTTTTAATTTTATCAGCATCATTACCCATAGCAATTAATTGACTACCCATAGATTGAAAGACATTTGAGCTTTTTTGTTCGTCTGCTTCTTCCGCTACACTTTGTGGTACTGCCAATAACTGTTCAGTATCATATCCTGCCAACTCACCGACATTGTGAATCTCAAACGGCTCTTCATCCATTTCGTGGAACGCAAATATTCTATCTCCATGGGCAAGTCTGCGTTCAGCATCCATAACAGATACTACTCTTTCGCCAACATGTTCTAAGTCTGGCATGTTCTTGCCTTCCGCCACATCTTGCTGTGGTTGGTCAATCTCAGCCAACTTAGCACGAATCATATCAATCAATTTAGTATGGGTACCTGACAAAGCACGATGCTTTTCAATGTAATCTAAGATGTGATTAGTTTCAGTTGCATATTTGTGTCTCCATTCAGGAGTCTTAGCAGTAGTGATATCTTTGACATTATCTAATCTATCAGCAAGTTTGATAACTAGTGCATAGCTACTCATTGCAGCCATTTTGTGTGCTAGATATTGAGCCTTACCTATCTTTTTAATTTGTTCTGGATCGCTTGTAAGTTCCATTACAAGACTAGCAACTAATCCGCCAAACAAATCGTGTAAGATTTCTTGTGTTGTGTCAGTATCTTCAATTGTATCATGTAAGTATGCTGCACTAATTAATGCATCTAGGTTATGTGATTTTTTAAATTGCTTGATATGATTAGCTACACGAACTGGGTGACTGATATATGGATCACCACCTGAACGAGTTTGCCCAGCATGTGCTTTAGTTGCATATTGTAATGCTTCTTCTGAACCTTCATCAAACTGACTGGTGCTCACTGTATATTGTGAGGGATCAGCAGGACGAACTTCAACATCATCCATGTGAATGTCAATGTTCTTTTTAACTTTC